TATCATCTAAGAAAATCTTATAGATTTTACCAAGAGTATTTTCATGCACGCATTGCTTAACAAACTCTTTCAGATGCAACTTGCAACGAGCAACATATTCTGCCGAAAGAGGATAGTCTCCTTCTTTCGAATTTATATAGAACAAGCCAACTTCTTTATTGGCCATAAGTTCCTCGGGAAGTGCATGGTCTTTATTTTGAATGGATAATGGCGAAAGTCCTACGCCGTACAAATTCTTTTGTACTTTAGCAGTATCTGTATTTGCCATAAATAACCCTCCTTTATTCGAACATTTTACAGAATTGTCGAGAACCACGAGAAAATAAATGTACTGTCAGCTTACATGCCGACAGTACATATTCTCAGTATATTATACCCACCATACAAACAAAGCCCATATGATTACTACTATAAGAGCTAGTACCTTCGTTCTAGCTTTACTATACTCATAGTTCTTAAGAATAGCAGCTACGATTTCAGTATTTGCTTGGCCTCTACGACACGGATATGATATATGCCAATCCGATCCCAATATAGTATCTGCTAAAATGTCAATTGCTTCATCTGATGTTGTTGGTTTTGGAAATATATTAACATTAGGATCGTTTGTCTTTGATTCACAGAACTCTTTGTATGTCATTATATTTCACCACCTTTCATACTGGATTGTTAAAGCTTGAATAAATAAGTAGATTTATGCACAGTGGGCGGAGACCCAGTTAGGTAATATGAACTGGGATCCAGATGTAGCTTTCAATGGAACGATGCGTGGATATATGACGGCACCTATAACGAAAACTTCTTTTTGGTCTCAAGGATTTGCTACAACAAAAGGTGCCGTATGTCCATTAGCACTCCAATTTAGACAAGGATCTCCTAGTGAAGTATCTGGTGTAAATATGTTAAATACACTTAATTTTTGTATAACAGGAAATGATTACGCATACGTACAGACTGAGCCTGCATACTTATCACAAAGTGTAATAATAGTTTCTCTTTCTCTATAACTTATAAACAGTGGTCGAAGATTTACCATAGCCAAAATACTAAAGATTATCATACCGATGGATATAATCGAGTTTATTGTACTAGAGACATATCGTTCCCCATAACAATAACTGATTATCCAAATGCGATAATGATCAGTAATTATGATATATCAACTATAACAACTGACAGTCAAGGGCTAGGTCCATTAGCATTAACATATTCGTATGTATTATCGAATTCTATGTATCGGTTAGGTATAACTTATGCAGATAGAAATATTAGTATTAATGATGCGTATATCACTAAGGTTATTTGTGTAAGCAAATAAAAATATGGAACTAGATAGCCAATAAATAGAAGAATGAGTATTTACTCATTCTTCTATTATTCTTTTCAGTTTGAAAGTTTAGCGATATCGTAAACGGTATCGAAATATTCTTTATCTAAAGAATTCATATATTTACGAATACCGATATGCTTCTTCTTTTTACCCATAGCAAATAATATAGCAGCTGCGGTTCTCAGAGTTTTACATCTAGTATCGACTCGATCAGCAAAATCGAATTGTGATGTTATTTTCTTATAATGGCTCTTATAATATATTCGAGATACAGTTTTTCGGCTAGTCCCGAAATCTTTAGCAATTTGCTCAAATGGCGTAATACCATCTTTTTCGAGTATTTTGCAAATTTCGTAAATATCTTCTTCGGATAACCGTGGTTTTCTATTCACTTCAGGTAACTTATAATCGCATGATACATGAGTCCATTGAATACCATTCTTCACAGCTATAACCGTACCTTCAGCAATACCGGTAATACGACTAAGTTCTTTAACTGACGTAATTCCTGATTGTATCAGCTCACATAAATTACGAATCTCCTTTTCAGTATAGACGGAGCTATCATTAGCTTCACCTAATTGGTACTTGGTTGGAATACGTAACACTCTAAATGCGTGTAATATATTATCACGCTGAGTGCACCATTCTAGATTCTCGACTCGGTCATCTGTTTTAATTCCATTTTTATGATTTACTACTGGTAAATTATCAGGATTAGGTATAAACGTTTCAGCGACCATACGATGAACCAATACAGTGCGAGTTCTATCTTTCTTCGTTTCGCTAGGATTTTTTGGATCTATTACATACAGTCTAGCCACATAATAGCCTTTACTATTAGCAAGAGTTATCAACCTCTTCGTTTTATGACTATAAACTTTACCATCGTCACTTACATCATAATCCGTAGGAATCCCTTTCCAAATATACTGTTTAAACATATTGAAACCTCCAAATTATAGTATCTATAATTTGTCCGGGCCGTGATAACATTTCATCGAAAAGGTAGCTTCGATTCCAAACAATCATATAAACATAGAGCTTCAATCAATCAAAAAATAAAATTAAATAAAAAGAAATCATAATAAAGGAGGAATAGAGATATGCCACGCACAGGTACGATAATTCCGCGCTTCATACAGCCGCATGAAGAAGTGTATATCAATGATAACACTTTTTATCAGGAAGAAACGTCGGAAAATGGCGGTCCTTCTTTTATCTGTCCGTTTATCGGCGGTAAAGGTCGTGACAATACCACGCTTACAATCAATAGATGGTCAGACTTCATTGCTGAATACGGTTATCCGAATTTCAGACTTTGGGGTCAGGCAATGTATATGCCTTATGTGCTTCTCTATAGCGGCAATGCAAAATGTCATTGCATTCGTCTCACTGCAGAAGATGCGACATACGCTAATAACATTATCGTTGTCGGATACAAAGCTGCAAATGGTAAACTCGTTCTGAAATTTAAAGTATATAGCCGTACCAATATCACTAAGATTAGCGATATTGAAGTATATGCTAATACTTTAGAAAGAACCACTCCGGATGAAGATGGCTTTAAGTGGGTTCCCATTATGACCTTCTGGTCGCTCGGTAAGGGTGCTTACGGTAACGATTTCCGTATTCGTATCACTCATGATAAGAATGCTGATAAGGAAAACGACTATAAGAACTATAGCGTGGACCTGGTTAGCACTGAGTATGGTGCTACCACTCTTGAGCCTTACAACGTTACCTTTGACATTGATGGCAAAGACCCCATGACAAAGGTCACGAACTACATTGAAGACGTTATTAACGACGTTAAAGGTGATGGTTCGAAACGTTTCGGATGCCAGTTCTTCTTCAATAACTACCTGACTCTGTTCGAAGAATACACCAAAGTTTATGAAGCTGGCGGTGTAGTTCCTCCGAATGTAATCAAGGTAGATAGACTGCCTGCGCAGTCTGCACCTCGTACAGATGCACTCTATCATCTGACTCAGGATGATGGAAGTTTTGTTACTGGTACGATGGTAAAATATGATGGTGTTTCCGGTACTTTCAATAACTCTGGTTATTCTGTACTGGAAGTAACCGCACTTCCCGCAGTAGCTTCTGCTTCTGCAACAACCATTTATCGTCTCACTGCTGATTACAACGATGGTACTACGACCTATACGGCCGGAGATTACATCGTGTCCAGTGGTGCGTACATTACTGGTCCTACTATCATTGACGTTGACCGTCTCCCGAACACTGTTGTGGTGAATACGGAAGATGGCAATGTATATGAACTCACTGCTGATGATGGCAATAAAGCTGCCGGCACTCAGTGGATTTTCAGTGCTGTCGCTGGCGAATTCATCGAATACGTACCCGATAGCTCTACCAACCCGGAACCGATGCCGTATACGATTTCTACTTGGGACATGTTCGGTTATAACCGTTTCACCAAGGAAGACGATCCGTATATCGAACTGGATGAAGATGGTGACCTTAGCATCATGGATGTTGAGGGTGCTCCGCTCGTATCCGGTGATGATGGCATCTTCGCTACTGATAGTTCGGCAACTGCTTCTGAACGTGAAGCTGCAATGGAAAAGGCATACATCAATGTGTTCCAGGGCACGGTCGACAAGAAGATTCTTTCGACTCGTCGTTACCCTGCAGAATTCATTCTTGATGCTAACTGGTCCATTGAGGTTAAGAAAGCAATCGCTGCACTGGTTACCCAGCGTATGGACGCTGTTGCACGCCTTGACTGCGGTCTCCTGACTTCTGTCAATGACCTGTATGATATGGGCCTGCAGCTTGCCGGCATCAATACGTACATGGTATCCAAGAATGCGCATATGTTCCGTACTCTGGATCCGGTCACGGGCCGTAACATTCCTGTTACGATTACGCTCTGGCTGGCTTCCCAGATTCCTCAGCATTATCGGAACTATGGTAACCACGTTCCCATGGCTGGTGAAAACTATGCAGTTCTCTCTGGTTACGTTGAAGATTCTATCCGTCCGGTCATCGATGCAGATGATTTGGACATCAAGGAAAAACTTCTCCGTGAATACCAGATTAACTACGTTGAAGCCCTGGACGAAGATACGTACATCCGCGGTACTCAGAACACTTCCCAGGTAGAAGATTCTGACCTCTCCGAGGAGAATAACGTTCTTGTCCTGATGGAAATTAAACGTAAAATCGAACGTCTCGCTGCAAAGCGTCGCTATCGTTGGGCCGAAGAAGAAGATCTCCGGATGTTCAAAGATTCGGCTAATGAAATCTTCTCTTCCTATAGAGGGACTAAGTGTCGTTCTCTCGACATCGAAGTCAAATCCTCTAAATGGGAAAAGACCCGCTATATTGTACACGTATATCTCGCTGTTGTATTCCGTACGTTCCAGAAACGTGCCATCATCGAGATTGATGTGAATCCGCGTACATAAAGAAAGGCAGGTGAAAAACGATGGCTTTACGTTCTATCCAATCCAATATCAAGCAGAATACGAAGGACTTCGGTGAATTCGGTTTGTTCTTAACTGGTATCGATACTTCCATGAAGAACATTGACCAGTTTGACCCGTTACGCCGTGGTTTTGCTCGTCTGTTCATTCTTAGACTTCCGCGTTTCATGGAACTCATGGATTCTGACGCTGCAAAGCGCTGGAAACACCTTATCGAGTTCGGTTTCACGACTATCTCTGGTATCCAGGACACGACTCTGGAAACCACAGACGTAACCGGCGGCTACACCGGTAACCACTTCGCTATTCCGTCCATCACCAAGGATGAAACGAACGAAGTTACTATTCAGGTGTACGAATTCGCTGGTTCTCCGGTTCGTGAATTCATCGATACTTGGATGACGGGTATTTCCGACCCGCTCACTGGTATCTCTCATTACCACGGAATGATTAGCGAAGATTGCGAATTCAAAGCATCCAACCACGTAATGGAATGCATCTATGTCTGCACTGACCCGACTGGTCGTCCTGACAACATTGAGTACGCATGCATGTTCTCTAACATGATGCCGAAAACTGTAAAGAAGGACCATTTCAACTATGAAAGTGGTCAGCATGATGCCGTTCAGTACGACATCAACTTTACCGCTTCCAAGTATGAAAGCCCGCAGATTAACGAAATCGCAAAAGCGTTGCTGACCAAGTACGTAATATTGTCTGACTACTTAAACTTCACAAGTGGATATTCGATTGCTCAGATAAATTCGCTGCCTGATTACGAGATTACTACAAACTACGCTAACGCGCAGTAAAGATAGCATTCGGATAATCGGAGAATATCCTATATATAAGAATATGGATAGGTTAATCCTATCCATATTCTTTTTGTTATATAGGTAATAACGGTTTATAAATCTCCGCGTTTCTTTAATGCGAATTTTCTAGATGCTAATTGGTGCTTAATAGCTGTATCAGAATCAAACAATTTAGAGTGGGAAATGAGTGCTAAAATTTCTTCATCTGGTTTATGTTCTATAAGCATAGAATCGATTTGATTATTTAATAAAGCTACCACTTTACGTCTATTCACAACTGCGTCATGTGCTTCTCTTAGAACGCGTAACTGTTCTAATCTATCTTTTGTTGGAATAATAGAGTTACCGTTTAATAAAGCACGTAAACGTTGCTTTACCAAATCATCAGCTTTTTTCCAACTGATACCCGCTTGATCTTCTACCCATTTAACAATCTTTTGACGTTCTTTTCCTTTAAGTAGCATATCCTCAACATGTTTAATATATTCCATGTATTTGAATCTACCATCAGTCGAGAAAGAATCGTTAAGGTCAGTAAGGACGTTGTTAATAGCAGTATTAGTTTTATTCTTTCCGCGCATTACATACTCATAGATATAATTAGATTTATTTCTATCATGAGCATAACGTTCCATTAACCCATCGATTATCTCATCTCTAGATTTTCCTTGGGCAAATCCGGCGATAATAAAGTTCTTTTCATCAATCAAATCTTTTCGATGATATA